GCTATGCAGTAAATACCAAAATTTTACGTTTTTCGGATTTTTTCTTCGAAAAAAAAGTGGAACGAAATTTTCAAAAGTGGACATTTTTAAAAATGTCCAAAAGTGAAATTTGCAAAAAAGTTTTTTTGAGAAGCACCCAAAATCAGGTTTATCGTAAGCCAAGCAGCGAAGGGAGGAAATATTTTTTCTGTGGGCGCTGGAAAAAAAATTTCGGACATTTTTAAAATCTCAGGACATTTTAGATGAACAATGGTATAAAAACTCGCCAAAACTCGCCACAGAAATTTTACTGTGAGAAATGCGATTACAAATGCTTTAAGTTAAGCGACTTTAATAAACACAAAATGACTGCAAAACACAAAATGGTAAAAAATGGTATAAAAAACTCGCCGTCATTATTTGAGTGCGTATGTGGTAAGGCATACAAGTATCAACCTGGACTGTCTCGTCATAGACAACAGTGCACGTTGATAAAAGACAAGCAAGAACACGCAACTACCGAGTTACAACTATTATTAACCGAACAACAGCGACACCATACCGAGCAAGAAAAGAAGATTGACGAACTCACAGAAAAAATATCAAATATGTCTATTGTAACTAATCATAACACGACAAACAAGTTCAATCTTAACTTCTTCTTGAATAATGAGTGTAAGGATGCTATTGATTTTCAGACGTTTTTGAAACAAATCAAGATTGAAGAAGAAGATTTATATTATTTCGGGAACCATGGTTACCTGAATGGAATGATGAATATTATTGATAAGTCTCTGGGAAGTTTAGAAATCCACGAACGCCCAATTCACTGCACCGATGTGAAACGACAAATCATGTATTTCAAGAAAGAGGACGGCACGTGGGAAAAGGACAAGGAAAAACTACAAATGCGTCGTCTCATATCAACAATAGACAACAAAAGCTATTATCGTTTGGAAGATTGGGAAGATGGAAAAAGGTTCAAGTCCGAAGATATGGACTCACCTAATTTCAAATGGTACTTAAAAGTTGCGACTGAAACAATGGGTGGCGATTATTCCAAAGACGATATACATCTAACAAAGATGTTGAACTACCTTGCTACCGAATTCTACCTCAAGAAGAATAAAAAAATCACATTCTAAATCCTAAGTGTATCTGTGAACGATCTAATAGTTCTACCACTGTATCAAGCATTTCCCTCCATACACCCCTTCCTCCTCATCCTTGTCCGATTTCTTGTTTTTTTCATCTTTTTTGGGATCATAAACGCATTTCCATTTGCTAGAAACCATATCAATATAATTATCACTACTAATACTATTGATAAGATAACCATTTTTCTTATAAAATCTCTTACGCTGGTTCCACTGATTCACAAAATTTGTATGTGCGTCTACAATATCCACTACAATCGGATTATTACCTTTAACCCGCAATATACGTCCAATAGACTGTGTAATATCCGTTTTTGGTGTCACCATTACAAGTGTAGAAAGCGTCTTAATATCCAGCGCTTCCGCCGCCATTGCATATGTAGCAATGACAACTTGTTTTGTTTCAGACACCTGTAAGTCTTTCTGTTTCATACCTCCAAGATAATATCCACAACTTGCAAACCCTTTATGTGAAATCGAATCATATAAATATGTAAGAAGATTACGATTGTGTCCGAGAATCATAACTTGCTTTTCAGGATATTCTGTAAATAAATCGCGAACCAAAGATACGATAAATTCACTCCGTGGTCCAAACGCACACAGTTTGGAAATCATTGTGCTATACTTCGTATTACCTCTATAATCCAGTTCTACTTCGTTGAATTCTGTATCATTCGTTTTGTAATGCATCGCACGAACCTTGACAACGTCGTCCTTTTCACGTTCTTCGTGGTAGATTTTTGGTCCAATAAACATATACAGCACGTGTGTCAGTTGATCTTTTCTTTCAACAGTTGCAGATATACCCAACATATATTTAGTCACCGCTTTGAATAGCGCCTTGGAAAACTGTTCGCTTCCAATACGATGGACCTCGTCTACAATAGTTAACCCGAAACAATCAAATGCCGTCTTATGAAAGTCCTTATTATATAGTGTTTGTAGCATTCCAATCACAATGTCTTTCCCTTCTACGTCATACACCGGACCCTGGATTTTTCCAACTTTCGCATTCGGAAGGAAATCTTCAATACGTTCTATCCATTGGTTCATCAAAAACTCTTTGTGGACGATGACAAGGGTTTTCGTTTTCAACCGTGATATAATATTCAGAGCCATAATCGTTTTTCCACGCCCACATGGAACTTCCAAAATACCACCATTCCCTTGTGGTGTATTGCAATGGGAAATGTATGTGTTTACAATCTTTTCTTGGTAATCCCGAAGGGTTTTAGTAAATGGCACATCTATGGGTTCAGGTCCGTCAACCAATTCACATTTAGACGGAATACCAAATCGTTCGATGCCATAAAATCGTGGAATGTATATCTTTTTTTCATTTTCGCGATAACAATAAAATCCGTTGCTTTGATTCGCTGGACCACCGCAATTTATAGCAACCAAAGGTTTAGCGTGTAGTTCTTCATACATCGATTCTAATATTTTAGGATTGAGGCACGATTTGGGAATTGTATATCCTTTTTTCCCTATGTAGGACTGTGATTGGATACTTGTCTTCAAATCATTATCGAGCGTTTTATACCAAGGAGTTACTTTTTTCTTAGGGCCCATAATGAAGTATTAATTATATATTACTTATATCGTGTTTAGATAAATAAATTCAATTTTGGGTTGAATAAAATAATACATTATAATATATAATGAAAAACGTATTCAAATCATTTACTCCTCTTGAATTAACTGTATTAGTTCTTTTTGTATTCTATTTAATGTTTAATGTAGAAACACCTGAACTTATTGCGGAAACAATTGAAAGCCCTATTGGTTTATTAGCACTCATGGTTCTCATCTTGTATCTTTTCTTCTATGCGAATCCTATTATTGCTATCTTATTCATTTTCGTCGCGTTTGAATTATTGAAACGCACATCATATGTCACAGGCCGCAAAGCGATTGTAGATCACACACCTACACAAGACCGTAAGAACGCACAAATGAAGGCGATGAACCCTCCCAAAGAGCAATCATTAGAAGAAGAAATGGTTGAAAAAATGGCACCTATTGGAAAAAGCGAAATGGTTGAAATTGTCAACAGTGGTTTCAAACCTGTTGCTACCAAATTAGAAGGTGCTTCCAAGGTATAAATATCATATCATATATAATTTTATTCATATATGATGCTGTAGTGTTATTTACTTATCACTCTTTTGTTCTACTAAAGACGCGAATGTTAATATTATACCCGCTACACCAATTAGGCTTATAGATGCTTTGCTAAAGTCATCACTAAAGTTATTATAGTCATCGGAACTGCCACCTATAAACACACCATTATTTTCGCCCCCTCCGCGCACGTTGTTTTCGCGTGGAAATAACTTTCCAAAGAAGTTTCCAATAGTACCCAAAAGGCCATTATCTACTTTTTTAACGGATTGTTCCTTTTTTGCTTCTTTTTCCAAGCCAGCCAATAATAATATAATATACACAATAAACAAAATAGGCATTATGATGGAACCATATAAATCTCGTGCTTCACCTTTCAATAGTCCAGCAATTAATCCAATACTTAGTCCGCTTGCAAGCAAAAAAGCAATAAGTTTTGCCCACTGTCTAAAAACTTCCTGAGTTATTCCACCTATTCCCTTGATATTATAGCCCATAAAATTATAATCAACCTTTTCATATATATTCTTTTTGGAATCAAAGAACCATTCGTATAATGTGTATTCTAAATCATTGTGTGTCGTATGTGTCATATATGTTTTATCTTGACGTTTGTTGTATATACCCAACATCATACTAATAGCAAACATTAAGAAGTATAAAGATGTTGTTGTTAATGATGATTTAAAATGAACTCCAACACCTAACATAGCAATGAATATCCAAAAAATCATTATTACAAGAAGAGAATCCACACCACCTAATAATTGTTCGTTTTTATAAACACGTTCGTCGTCTTCATTATCACTGTCATAACCATCGTCGTCTTTATTTAAAAAGCCTTTTGGGTTCCCGATATGTCTGATAATATTATTAATAATCGCCATTTTATATAACTCTGGTCCAACCAAAAAACTTAGTACACAAGCAACACTGAATAATACAATAGTTGTAGTAGAGCGTTCAAAATTAAGAAGGGCTGAATTTTCTGTATATTCACTATTAATAGGTACATTATAACTGGAAATTGTCTCTTTACTTACACCCGTTGGTTGACAATCAATATAAATTTGGTCTTCTTTTGAACTCATAGAATTAACAACACCTTTGTCCGTTTTATTTGCATCATTTTCCCCTTTATATATTGAAAAAGCAGGGGCAGGGGCAGCGGCAGCAGCGTCAGCGGCAGTTAATTCACTTGGTATAGGTTGTGTATCTGGAAAATCCTTTATATCAATACTTTCTTCAAATACAATAAAATGACTCTTGATACTATTGTCGGTATGAGTATAGTAGTAATATCCAGATTTATTATCTAGGTTAATATTAAAATTAAAATCAATATCACTTTTAGTTGTCGCGTATAAGTTTCCAATTAATGAATTGATAGCATTATCGATTTTAGGAACATTTTTCTTCTTATTTGCGGGTATAATTAGAAATAGTTTTTCAGTATTACCCATAAAGTCCTTATGTTCGATGACGATTTCCCCTTCTCCTAATCCGTGCGTGTTCGTATCATTAATATAAATTTTCTTTGCAATATATGATTTATTTAATTGAGTAGAATTATTATCGTTTATATTGACAATAATGTTAGGAGAAGAATAATTTAACGACACAGAACCATCAGATAAAAAATTAGATGGATATAATGAAATTCTACCATAATTATAGTCAATACTACCGTTTATAGGATTATTATTATTAGATGTTAAATCAATAGGCATATTTGTATTATAGTTATATAATATTCAACTATAATATAATTTACAAATAGGGAATGTATTGAAAATCATTATTTTCATACTTTGTCACGTTGAAAATACCATTATATCCTTCCACATAAACAGTATCGCCATTCATGACATCATCGCAACCATATTCATTAGAACAGTTTTTCCCATTTACGCTAATAGGTAATTTTGTATTTACAGAACCGGTATTGGATATGGTATAAAAGTTCCATTTATCGCGACGGGTATCGTTCAGTTTTCCCATCAAAGGTAAAATCAGGTTCTCACCATTTCCATTAAGATTCTCTTTTGTTAAAATACCTACTTGTGAATAATTATGTTGTTGGCTAGATGGACGGGTCTTCATATTTATAGGGATTCCACCGCGAACATCTCCGGATAAGGGTGGAAAATGTTGATTCGTTGAAAGGGGTGGTTCCATAGACGAATGAAAAATATTCGTATTTTTATCTAAATCGTTATTGGATGGCAATTGATTGAAAATGTGTATGGGTGTTTTTTCTTGGAAATTCAAATAGACTAAATATCCAATAATACCGAATATAATGATGTAAAATGAAATTGCGGTATATTCAACACATACTACTCCTGTGGGACATTGCTTAGGCATTATTATATACATACTAAGGATATAATAATGTATTTATAGTAAGGTCATGAATTTTTTCAAAGCCGACATTAATCGTTTACCTCCTCCGTTCATAACACTAATACCAGGTGCGGCATCATCCGGGAATTCTCGGGAAATAGTTGTAAATGTTCGTGTAAATTGGTCGCCAACGGTTCCCATTTTCAAACGTCGGCAGTTATAGCATTGGTCGCGTATCCATTTGGGATAATGAATAATATGAATACCAAGAACTGAGAAAGTTAGAGTATCAAGGTTCTCTAATCCGTCCCAAATACCTTTTTCAAGTGCTTTACCATCCAAGCCAATAATAGTAAGTAGAGCAAAAAAGAACATAGGAACCAAGTATATAATTTTACCGATGGTTTCAATAATATACCAAATGACGCACGAAGGTGCTGTGAATATAATTTTCAAAAAGCAGAATAAATGGGTTAACATGAATTCCAACGAATATAGCATAAACACGCCAAATTGCGCGATACCTTTGAATAGGCTCTCAAAACCGAGGGCAAGGGCCATAGAAGCACCTGAAATGAGTTCAACAGTGCCAATCACACTATTCACCATGAAAGAAAAAATATCTCCAACATTCATAACGAGTTTTGGAATCAACAATACCATTTGGAATAGACTTTTAATCATATCCACAAAAGGTTCTTTTTTGGGACGTTCTTTCAACTTCAAATAGTATAACAGTTCATTCGTGTAATATTTTAATTTTTGTATGATATTGATATGCAAATATTCACTAAAATAATAAATAGTTAAAAATATACATATTGTAAAAAATAAAATAGAAAATGATGGATGCATATAATAGTGTATATATTATATGTATGTATAAAACTTGGGGCATTTATAGGTATTTTTGACTGATTTTGGCATACTTACCATATTTATTCATAAATTTTTCGGCTTTGTTAAGGAGGGGTTCAAGAGATTTGACATTATTAACCATGGTTTCCTGTAATTTGGATACTTCGGCAAAATCTTTTGTGATTTCGTCTTTGTTTTCAATGATTTCGTTTTTTTCGTCTTCTGTCATGTTGTTAATCATATCATCAACAACTTCATCAATGTCTGCTTTTTTCTTGGGTTTGTCTTCGGACGATTCTTCGTCGTCATCGCCGTTTTTATCTTCTTCGTCAGATTTATCTTTGTTTTTTGATTCCATACCTTCACTTACGTTTGAACCGAAACGGAAGATATGTGTAGTGACAAGTGCAAAGAATAAGATAATTAACATATTTTTACTAAAATATGTCATAATTATGGCAGTAAGGAAGAATACAAATAACGCGTTGAATTTGTTGGATTGAAACATATACATAATGTCTAAGCACGATAATAACGCAATAGCATATAACAAAGGTGTATTGCTAATCACGGGCTTGAAGCTAATATTGAATTTTCGGAGACTTTTGAGATTCATATTATATACTATAATATGAAAAGAATTTTATGAGCGGGTTGAATTGTCATCAGATGGTTCAGATAATACATCGGGTTCCCCACACATCTCAATAGTTTCGGCTGGTTTTTCAAATTCATTTTCAAGAACGCTATTTGTTTCCATATCCATCGTATATGAAGGCGGTATACATTCACTGTCGTATATTTCTAATACTTCTTTCACCACTTCTTCGCGTTGAATATCATCGCTTTGAAATTCAAAACTAGAAATACTGGATGAACGTTTGCCCTTAAATTTATTCAAAAAATCTTCGAGACCGTTTATTTCATCTTTTCGGTCGTGTTGTTCCAAATCACCGGTAATCACAAGACGGCTATTTTCGCCGATCCGTGTAAGAAGCATTTTCATCTGGCTCATCGTGGAGTTCTGCATTTCATCCGCAATAATCCAACAGTTTTTGAATGTTCTACCGCGCATAAAACCTAACGGAGAGATTTCAATTATTTTTTCTTCAATAAGTTCTGTGACTTCTTTGGGTGTAATAAAATTATAGAGTATATCGTAAATCGGACGCACCCACGGGGACATTTTTTCTTCGAGCGTTCCAGGAAGATATCCCAAGTCTTCGTCAACAGATACGGAAGGACGCGTAAAAATGAGTTTTTCGCAATTACCAAATAAAAAATTACGAACCCCATTTTCGGTGGCTAATAAGGTTTTACCAGTTCCTGCGGGTCCAGTCGCGACAACAATCTTTTTGTTCTTGTTTTTGAGGAGGTTGTTATAAATTTCCTGACTCTTATTTTTCGGCTTGGTGAATTTTTCATCAATTTCTCGTTTTGTTTTCGCTGATGAATGTTTATATTCCAATTGGATATCACTATTTGTATAATGGGATTGGTCGTTGTCGTATTCTGAATAGAACTCTAATACTTCATTCATTATATGTTTTTTATTTTTGCGTCCTTTGCGCTGGTCGTTAGGTTGTTGATTACCGTTTTTCATCGTTGGTTTATATACAAGTTTAGTCTTCATATAATATTTGCTTAAAATGTATAATCCCAAAAATATAATTGAAAAACTATTCAATTATAAATGAATGTTTTGTTCTATTCATCATCTGGAACAAGTGTGTGTATATATTTTGCGGATTGATATGCTATATAAACAGCAGCACCACCAATTAAAGCTGTTTCGACACCATAATAATATCCTTTACCTTTTAATAACCCGAGTAAAAACAATATAAATATCAAAATCACTATTGCATATGTAAAGGCGTCTTCCAATTTCATTACATAAGGAATCATAGGCATAGAACCTAAAATAATGAATGAAATAAAGGTGGATAGGCCAACCAAGTAAGGATGTTTTTTGCTTTCTCTCATACGTTCAGCTAAGAAACTGGATATTCCCATACTAAACCCGTCCGCTAAAATGGACGCAAAACCGAGAATAATAATGATGTTATGTGATAATTCCGCACCAACTGAACCAGCAATAATCGCAAATGTAGTAATGAGACCGTCTACTCCACCATATACGATTTCCGAGTTATAATTTCCGTTGTCATACATTGATAATATAAATCAGATATGTAATTATGTATATAATTCATGATTAGAAAAAACGTTGGGGAACCAATAATACAAATATTCAAAATGATAACTTGTTAAAATAATTTTTTGAAAAAACATAAAATGTCGTCTTTATAATATAACAGTTTAGGAGAATGTCTAGCGCACTTACAAAACCCGAACCTTTATTGACACCAAACGATAGCCGCTATGTAATGTTTCCAATTGTGGATAATGACATTTGGAAAATGTATAAAAAATCAGTAGACAGTTTTTGGGTACCCCAGGAATGTGACTTATCAAAGGATTTGAATGACTGGGAGAAATTAACAAAAGACGAAAAACACTTTGTAAGTATGGTATTGGCATTTTTTGCGGCTTCTGACGGAATAGTATTGGAAAACTTGGCTGTTCGTTTTATGAACGACGTTCAATTGTCAGAGGCACGTGCATTCTATGGGTTTCAAATTGCCATAGAAAATATCCATTCTGAAATGTATAGCTTACTTATTGATACATATATCAAAGATGCTGGCGAACGCGATAAATTATTCAACGCGATTGAGAATTTCCCGTGTGTAGAGAAAAAGGCGAACTGGGCGCGAAATTGGATTAACGATGAAGAAAGCTCATTCGCAACACGATTGGTTGCGTTTGCTGTGGTAGAAGGAATCTTCTTTTCATCCAGTTTTGCGTGCATTTATTGGATTAAGAAACGCGGTCTTTTACCCGGTCTTACCTTTTCCAACGAATTGATTTCGCGCGACGAAGCTCTACATACCGAGTTCGCAGTATTATTATATAATAAACTTGAGAATAGATTGTCTCAAGAAGAAATACATACCTTAATCTCAGGAGCCGTAGAAATCGAGAAGGAATTTATTACGGAATCCATTCCGTGTCGTATGATTGGTATGAACGCGAAATTAATGAAACAATATATAGAATTTGTAGCGGATCGTCTATGTCTTCAATTAGGATATGATAAAATATATAAATCATCAAATCCTTTTGACTTTATGGAATTAATCAGCGTAGAAACAAAGGTCAATTTCTTTGAACGCACCAACTCCGAATACGCGTTGGCAAACAAAACAGTAGATAAAAATGTATTCGACTTTTCAGCGGATTTTTAGATTGGAAACGATGCCGTTGAGTTTGAACTTATTCATATAGCGTAGTGTGTAGATATTTTTATTTGTAAAAGCAAATACAAGTATTCCTTTTGATTGTAGATATTCTATAATGTCTGATTCTAATAGACTCCATTCAAAGCATACAAATGATAGTGACACTTTTGCGTGTAAAAAATCCAATTGTTCTTTATTGAATGCGTTGGCTGTAATCATACCGTAATGGAAACTTGGATCCAAAGAATACAATTTTTCTAGAATATTCATATTGAAACATCCAATAAAGATATTGTTCTTTGGTTGGGTGGATGTTAGTATTTCTATGAGATGCGAACATATACTGGTGTGTGTGCCTTTGATATCTATATATATTTTGATGATGGATATATCAATATGTTTGAAAAAATCTTCAAGTGTAAGTATATCGTTGTTTTTTTCTTTTATTGTATGATAATTGGTGTCTGAAATGATAATATCATCAATTATAATATCGTGATGAATAATAATGATATTGTCGTTTGTCATTTGTATATCAAATTCAATCATATCAAAGTGTGAATCAATTGATGCCTGAAATGCTTGAAGTGTATTATCTTTGTATTTATCACTATATCCGCGATGGGCGATTTCAAAAAAAATATCCATAGAATAGAAAACTATATTTTACAAAATTGATTTAAAAAGGCAATATAATTTAATAGTAGATATAAATGTCAACACTATGCTATCCTTGTATGCCGAGTACAAGCGATGAGAAATATGCTGCAAACGCATATGAAATCGCAGGAAAGTCGGATATGGCTATGCAGCTCGGTTGTATAGCGGTTCGGTGTGGAAAAATAATTGCTCGTGGATGTAATAAATACAGAACATTTTCAAAAGATGGATTAATACATAATTCGTGTTCGTGTCACGCCGAGATAGATGTCTTACGTAAATGTAAGAAGCAAAACATTTTGGATAAAATTAATTTGTATGTGGTCCGTCGTTCCAGGTCTCCACGTTCAGAGTTTACAGATATGTATATGGAAAGCAGTCCATGTAAGAACTGTTATGAAACGATGAAGCAATTCAATATCAAATATATCGTATTTTCGGATATTAATGGCGAGTTGATTAAAAAACGTTTCCACGACTTTTATAGCAACTTTATGACAAGTGGACGAAAAGCGATTATTGAAAAACGTGTCAAAGTGTTATGATATATGATGGATAAAAAAACATGTTCTAAAATAGCGAATATATTCTTTATAGATGGTTTTGTATTTTTTTGCTTTACCAATTGATATGGAGATTATCATTTACAAGTTGACAGCTACCGTCTTGGTGCCATTTACAAACAACCGCATATATTTCCACACCTGCGTTTTTTGCTGCATATACAGCATCGCGATAAATAGGATCAATAATTGATGGCTGGAAACTGGATACATCGTTTCGTTGAATAACGAAACATAGAATCGTGCGAATGTTTTTGGTTTCTTTCAATACACGTAATTCATTCACGTGCTTAAGGGCTCGTGGGCTTACCGGGTCTGTTGCTTTCTTCCTATATCCATCCGGGAAATAGGCGATTTTATTTTCAAACGGAATTTCATCGTAATTCTTTCCTTTTCGCTCCTTTTTCGGAATGTCTTCATAATCCGCAAGTGGAACCGTCTTCACTTCAACTATGAATTCTTGGTTATTATTATCAAAACCGTGGAAATCAAAGCGAGAATCAACGTCTAATTCTTTATCTTTGATGACAAACTCGCGTTTGTAATTGCTAATATTCGGCAACCACGAAAAGTGGTTTCTTGAAATGCAGTTTTCGACGATTTGTTCGGCAAGTTTTGGATGAATACCAACAATAACGCGTTTATCCTTTTTTTCGTCATATAAGGATGACAAATATACTGTGTATTGGCATTTGCTCTTGGGGTTCTTTGCTGGGGCCATCAATACAGTAGCGTCTTTGTCGGCTAATCCGCAGCATCCAAGCGAAGGACAATGGCCGAGAATAGTATTATCTTCATATGTAACATCTGCTACATATGGAGACTTGATTGAAGCAGAGGGACGTTTCACAACCGTCCCGGACACAAGGTCCGACAATTGATGAATAGTAATCATTTTATATAGTTATTGGATTATTTGGTGGATGTTATACAGAAATAGGCTCATTGTCATTCAATTTTTCTAGATTTTCAGAATTCGTGTTATTGTTTACTATTGAATATATATTCAACGTTCGTGCACTTGAATCCTTAGCATTCACATATTGAGGCATCCAATAATAATCAATCACGTTTCCACAGTCTTTATAATATTTATTAAATACTGATATGTAATACCTTTGTTCGTCTGTGATAGCATTCAAATAATGACGGCTGTTATATACAAGTTGAATACTGTCTTTTTTAGATATATGTTCTTGGATGATTTCATACAAAGACCGTGTTTGTTGTGACACACCATCACTAAATGCTTCCTTGGAACGTTGTAGTATTTCTACTGGAAGAAGGGATGAGCCATAATGCTCTTCTGAAAATGCTCTTCGTAATAAGAACTTTTCTATTTTGCCTGTAACAGTATGATTACGAATGTGTGTAGGAATACTCATATAGTAATTCACCCACGAACGATCCAAAAATGGTGTGCGTGGCTCCAAACCATGACTGGAAATACATTTATCCGAACGTAATACATCATATTTGTGAATATTATATAGAAGACGATAACATTCCCTATCAAATTCAATATTGTCAGGAACGCAATGGAAATACATATATCCACCACATACTTCGTCGGAACCATCACCGTTCATAATGACCTTTGCATCGCTGTGAGCTGAAATATATTTTCCGAGTAAATAGTTTCCAATACTCGCACGGACTGTGGTAGTATCATAACTTTCAATCGCATAAATAACGTTATCAATTTCACTTACGAATTCTTCTTCTGTCAATTCGATGGAAGTATGTTTTGTATGTAAATGGTTTGCTACAACAGACGCATAATGCAGATCTTGTGAACCTTTGAGACCGATGGAATATGTTTCAGGTGGTTCTAAACGATGTGTTTTATTATATTCACATACCAGAGCGCAAATCAGACTGCTATCTAATCCCCCAGAAAGCAAACACGCAATTGGGCGATCCGAATTAGAACAACGCTTGAATACGGCTTGTTTAAGATAGTAAATAATATTCTTGTAAATCGCATTCATACAATGACTATGGTGAAAGTTATTAACGATCGACTGAAATCCAATATCGTGATATTTAAATGTTTCCGAATACTTCCATAGTGAAGACATTGATGAATCGCGCTTATACGTGTCGTAATGACCGGGCGGAAACTGTGAAATTGTATTATGTTCTTGTTTAAAGCGGACAAGACACTTCATTTCCGAGGCGAAACCATAAAATTCCTTTTCATATGTATTTGCTGACTCGTCTTTATTCTGTAAAATATACAGAGGGCGGACACCATATGGATCTCGTGCAACATACATAGTAGGTTCATCAGTTTCTAGTGTCATATCAATTAATACAAACGCAAATACACCGTCTAAATGACGCAACGTTTGAGACATACCATATCTCTTATACATATGTAAAATGACTTCGCAATCCGAATCTGTATTCGGTGTGATTTTCATTTCTTGATACAACTCCTTATAATTGTAGATTTCTCCATTACAAATGAGAATAAGGTTTTGGTCTAAAATAAGCGGTTGATGTGATTCTGGATTTAGACCATTAATCGCAAGGCGATGAAAACCAAGAATATAATTATAAAATTCCGGTTGTAGTATGGAATATTCCGGTCCCCGGTTGCTTCCTTTTAAAAATTCCTTTTTTATCGTATCATATGTGTATGTACCGTTGTTGTTTAGCAACGCAAAGATACCACACATGGTTGTTAGTATTTATATACTAACGTTTTTATATTGGTGTTAAAAACTATATAAATTTTATAGCATTATACTATATAATGTTTATTGATTTTGGAAAAATGAAAACGGTTAATGGTAGAAATAACCGAGATAAGAACAAAGTGTATAACACGATTGCAAAACAAACCTATCCTAGTTTAGATAATATTCCCAAACATAGTTCATTTCATCCTATTTTACAAAATGAAATACAAAAAGTCCAATTGGATAAAGATATTGAAAACTTTGAAAATCTTGTATTTTACACAATGAATGGAGAAGTCAAATCAAGTAACATGGAAAAGGATGAAAAGCAAAAGCAGAATGAAAAACAGGACGAAAGTCAAGAAGATAATGAAGATGCTGAATCCGACGACGAAGAACAATTACAAGTAAATGTAAATTACTCAACACATATGTATGTTGGAGCGATGACAGTAGTGGGTTTATTTGTTTTTTATAGAATGTTACAAAAAACAAAATAAATTCATTTATACCAATTTGAAACGCTTGTATATTTCTAAGCCAAGTAAACCACCAAATACTTGGGATAATGCATATGGAATTATTTCGCTTATCGGTAATTTATTAATGGACGCCATCACTACTGATAATGTAGGATTGATATGGCCTCCCGAAATGGGCGTCGCTATAAGCAATATTAATGCCAAGGTAGCACCAATAATTAATGGATTACCTGTTGCAAGAATAACATAAACAAAAATAGCACTTCCAATTAATTCAACTAAATATTCATACATGATAAACTATACTGTATATATTTATAGTATAGTTTTTTATAGGCTTGTATCGTTGTAATTACGAGCAACAGCACGTTCGCGCTTGAAACGCGCGTATTGAGAACCAGACGCGGTTTCGTGTTTGTCTAAATTGTATACTTGGCGGTAAGGCGAGCTTTGAGTAGCGGTGCTCGGGTTGTGCCATACCATACGCACGCTTGCGCGGTTTCGTGTATCTTCTCCTTGTCTTTTTCCTAATATCGTGGGTTTGGGTGAAATACCGTTCATTATGATTTATATATTAGTCATATATATTTTTACAATGTGTAAAACTGATTTTATTTTAATATTGTAATAGATTATAAAATGGATTGCGTCAATGATTTAACTCTACAACTACTTCTCAATCAAAAGGATTATAATAAATTGGTAACCCGAAAACGAATGGAAACGGGTGAAGAAAACCAGGATATAGATAAAGTCAAAGAAAATAAAGCTCAAATAATAGATACAATTACACAATTAATTGATGGTAATGTTGATGATTTGAATAACGCAATCATTTTAGCGTTTGACGATTTTACTAACGAACTATTCAAACATTGGGAAATGTTAAAGATTAAAGATGTTAATAAATTTAATGAAACCAAAACGCAGTCTGAAGATAATGATACCGAAGATGATTCATCGATCCAATCGTCTAAAACGGAAGATAGTGGTAAAGACAACGAAACAACTTCAATATGGAGTTCAGAGAAAGTTAAGAAAATAGGGAAATAGAAATGATTCTATCTACATTTTCATTTGTTCGGATGGTGTAGTTTGCTTGACGTCCTTATTAAGATGATTGAGACCACACGGTCCACAGTGGTCTACATTACTATAATCCACTTTGGAAAATGTTTTATTGGTACACTCGTGTGATTGCCATCGTCCCAAAGTCGTCGCTTTTGTTTTATCAAAAATATAAAATGTATATGGAAATATTTCGGTTACCTTTGTTTTGAACTGACTATGTTGCTTATGAAAGATTTGTTGGAATTTAGTTATAATAAGGTGCATATAGATAAACACAGAAATTATTTTTATATCCTTATATAATAACTTATAATGACAATAACACGTAAATTACATTCAAAGAATTGTAACCCGAATATCCAAGGAAAGACTGTAAAACATAGGAGTTGTATGACTCCCGAAGTATTGAAGAAGGTTCGCAAATATTACAATAAATACAATCCGAATAATATGATAAAGTCACACGCGTCGCGTAAAATATGGAACGATTTGAAGGAAAAACTTCATCATTGCGATAATGAAATGTGTTGGTTGGATGAATTTAGAAATGTGAAATTAAAGTCAACTATCAAAAATAGGTTGTTTGCACCCAACAAACCGAGTGAATGGCAATCTGACCCAAATACGTGGTTGACGAATTTTGATATCTTGAAGGTTCTTAACCAATATGAAAAAAAGTATTCTTGTTTCAAACTATTTGGACCGAGCCCTATTGATTTCGATGATAAGTATTTCCAATACGGCGGACAATGTGTATCCAATGATATATGCACGTTTGAATTGGGAAATATGTTGAAGAAGGGTATTCATAAAATGGGTTTTATATTTAATTTATCTAAGCATCGGGAACCTGGAAGTCATTGGGTGTCGCTATTTGTGGATACAAAGAAAGGATTTATATTGTATTTTGATAGCAACGGAGTGGAAGCCCCGAATGAAGTGGATATCTTGGTGAATCGTATTATGGTCCAAGGAAAGAATTTGGACCAACCTATTGATTTCAAATATATACAAAATACATTTAGTCATCAACGTTCAAATACGGAATGTGGGATGTATTCGTTGTATTTCATGATAACGTTGGTGAATGAGAAGATAAATGGAAAAATGACGAAGAAGCAGAAATTATTGGATCATTTCTTGAAACAGAGAATAGAGGATGAGTATGTTTTCAAACGCCGAAATATATATTTTAACGAATAATATAATATCACTATATAGTAAATATTATATACGATGTCTAAAATACCTGTTTTTGATAGCAAAATAAATGAACTAATAGAACAAATGAACGCACTAAAAAAATTAAAAGTAGATCCAGGATTTTTAAGTAATCTACTATCAATTTTTGGTAGGGGTTCAGTATCAGAGGAAGCTCTAACAGCACATAATAAGTTGATAGATAAAACAATACAATCATACACAGACAATATGAATGCATTGCTTAAACTAACAAAACAAATGGAACATGAGGGTCTCAATAATAATGTAATAATGGAAAGAATGTCAGAGCAAATTGAAAAATTAAGAAGTGCAGTTGGTATTCAGGAAGCAAGTATACAAAGATCCCAAAAAATAATTACGAATTATAAAAATACAATTACTCAACTCGAAAAAGATAATACCGCAATCCAAGAAGCTAATAAAACTCTCACATCACAAAATGAAAGACAACAAAAACAAAATGAAGAACAAAATACAACAAATCAAAAACTCACATCACAAAATAAAGCACAACAAGAACAAAATGAAGCACAACAAAAACAAAATAAAGCACAACAAGAACAAATTGCTAACTTGGAAAATAACTTAAAAGAATTAAACGAACAATTAAAAACCCAAACAGACACACTCGAACAACAAGCAAACGAAATCACAAAAATAACTAAGTCAAATACTGATTTATCAACACAATTAAAAAAATTAAAAGCTACACAAGCAAAAACAGATCAAAAAATAATTAATTCAAGATTTGAAATTGTAAATTTAAGAAAAGCACAAGAAGCACAGATCAATAAAATTAACACCATAAAAAAAATGAAGGTATTGTTTTTAAAAAATTCAGCGAAGAATAGATTAAACCTACAAAGGAGAGTATTTCTAAACAGAATTGCTGAAATAAAAGAAAATTCAAATAATTCAATTGCAGATAAGGAAGCAAAAATTAAAGAAATTACAGAACAACATACAAAAGCACAAAATGAAATAAACACACAACTTACCAACTTAACAGCAACAAGCAGTGCGACCATTGGTGATCTAAAAAAAGAATTATCCAGTTTTAAAACAGAGGAAAAATTAAGTAAAGAGAACCAAGAAAAACAAAAAAAAATGTTAAACACAGTAACCCGAGTATTTCCTCTTTCGTGGAATAATTCAAAAGGATTTAATATTGGAAATATAACCACACAAGTGCGTGGAGAAAAGCCATATAGTGCAACCGACACAATCGACTATTATTTACACACATTATTTAAAGGTGAAACACCTATTGGCGAACCACGCGATATAATATCGTCCAAGCAGGTACCAATAAGAGGCATTCTCAAAGAAACATCAGGAGGAAAAAAGAATAGGATGAAAAAGAGTAAAAAGAGTAATAAATCAAAAAATAATAAAACGAAAAAACAACGCGGAAAATGGTAATTTGATATATATATTAATATTTTATATATATATATAAACGATGACAACATGCACTAAGAATATTGCCAAATCAACATTTGATAAGACATTTTTCGTTGACAAGGAAAAAGGAGAACAAGTTAAAATCTTTACCAAACATCACTTTGATGTTATTGACAATCCAGATATTGATTTAGATGCTTCAAAAAAAAACACTTTAGGAGAGGGTGCGTATAATATAGTGAAAGAAATTCCCTTATCTAACAAGTGTCGTGAAAAAGGCAAAGTAGCTGTAAGAATTCGACGACTTACCGGAGACGAATTTTATAGAGTTAAAAATACAGATGATATAAGATTAAGTGATGAGATACAAAAATCAATTGATAATATTATTGATTTATCAGAAAAAAAGTTACATCCAGATGTATATGAAATAAAAGTGATACGTACACAAGACAGAGTCAGTACGAGGTATTATTTGATTGTTGTCATGGAAAAATATATGTCTAATTTGAATGAATTCATAAATATGAATAAGAGTAAACTTAAAGGCTCTCCGGGTATTTTAGAATATCAAGGAGGTTGCCCGGAAGATAATTTAAAACAAGAAGTAGTTGTAAAGGGACAAAAACAAAGTTGGTTTGATTATGAAAATGGATATAAGAATAAAGGTTACACACAAGAGAATCATAAAATAATAATAGAATTGATACAAAAAACAGAAAAGCTGATAGCAGATGTTGCGAACCAAGGATATTTTTGCTATGATATTAAACCAGCTAACTTAGTGGTTAATTATGACTTTGATAAACAAACAATTGATATAAAAATGATCGATGTGGATGCTGACTTTTGTGTTAAGGATATGCATGACAATTTCGGGAAAAACACACCTACTTACATTAAAACACATACTCTTTTGGACTTTTCCCGATACGAAATATACAAGTATGTAATGATGATATTATTAACCGGTCATCTGTATAAAAGACAATTTAATTATTTTGCAAGGTATTTTTTACACTTGTCTCTAATATTTCATGAGGATTATCATAAGATTATGAAAAATAAGGGTATAAATGACAAAACAAAGACATCTCATAAAGTGTATGAAAATACTATATATTTCCTTTTCGAATTTATCAATAAGGGTGGAAATATACCAGATAATGAGGATGTGCTAGAAGAAATATGCCAGCACTATTTTAAAAAGCCTATAGAAATTATGTGGAAATATTCTAGAGTTTTACCAGTTATTGTAGGTAAAAATTATATGTCATTTTGTTTAAAAAATTATTATGTTGAGAGGAATGGTAGACGTATATCAACATTCAACTATGAAAAATTATTGAAAGATGCGAAGATGCGTAATAATAAAAGTGTAGAATTCATACCGGGAGAATCAATAAATGAAGAGGAAATGATACAAATAGATGCGGATAAAATGGCGCAATCTAAAAGTGTGAAATCATATAAAAGTGTAGATGAAGAAATACCTTCACCAATATTCAAAGAATTGAAAAAAAAAATAAATGACAAAAGAATAGGCACCAATTCAAAAAGAACAATCACCCCAAAAAGAACAAGCACAGTGAGAAAAACAAGCGCAACGAAAAGAACAAGCACAGCAAAATTATCTATACCATCGGTGGCAGAATCTAAAGGAGGATCCAGAAAAACGAAAAAACAAAGAAAATATTAAAATGAAAAAATAATGTAAATAATAATTACATATATTGTGTATATGTCATTATTTGTAACGCGCGACAATCAAACATTATTATGGAATATAGTAAATAAGAATCAGAAGATAAATCTTGTTTTTAATGGAAGCGAACACGATAAACAAGAGTGGTTTAAAGATATTATCCGTGAATTCCATCAAAGTGGGAATGATGTGTATAATATGGTCCAATTGAAAGAATTGAATAAACACGTATTACAATATATGAGCCAGGATGTAAAAAATCGTTTATATCAACTCCAAATGCGAGAACAAATGCAAGAACAATCACAAGAAAAATCACAAGAACAATATAACCTTCCGAATAACCAAGGAAATATGCTGCAAAATACACCTCATCACACACCATATTCAAATATTTCCGATGAATCCCAAAATGATATGAGTGATTATGAACGCCGAGAACAAGAATATCGCAAATTGTTGGAAAAACCGCAACCAAAGGAAATAGATTTTTCAGATTCAACTAATAATTCTGGCTCCATGAGCTCACAAGAAATGGAATCCAAGATAAAGGAACGCCAAAACGACTCTATAAGTATCAATAACCCACTTGCGGAAGAAAATAAACTATTGAATGATAGGATTTCAAAAATGCAAACATTAGTAGATACGATGCAAACAACCATCGATAGCATATTAAAAGACCACGAACACATTAAAAGTGAAATGAATCAAATGCTTGTGAAACAGGAAGTGTCATCAGCTATGAATAGCGTGTTAAGTAACCTAACAATATCCTAACAAGGTTCCCCACAATTGTAAAAATTTCTTGTATAATAAATTATCATTATAATACAAGAATAAGTAAATAAATGTTTTTTCAGAAATTATTATTTGATTATATTGCGGAAAATGTTATATTTGTTGCGATATATATTTTATTATTGTTGTTGATTTTCCCTTTAGAAGACATTGTCATACCGCGAATGTTTGGAAGATTATATGAAACAATAAAAGACAAAAAAACATATGGAGACCCGTTGAATATATTTGAGAACATGAAAAATATGAATACACCAGGTATACTTACATGGATCATTGCGATTTATATATTCACACTCCTTGCGGAAAATTTGAAATTTTATATTGACTCTTACATTAGTCCTGGTTATTTAAAGTATTTACGTTCACTTCTATTTACAGGAACAATACGTAAACACGAAGAAGATTATGAAGATGTGAAATCGGGTGAATATATATCCAAGGTAATGGAAATATCACGTAATATTCGCGATTTATTTCAATACCTTATTTCGCATTTCTTTCCTTATGTATCTGTCGGGGTAGTATTGATACTTTATTTATCGTATCAGGTTCCCAAACTTGCACCAATATTAGTTGTATTCACGATGGTAATCATTCTATTTAGTATATACAGCACGGAATATATTATATCTCTCGTTCAAAAACGTGAAGATTTTTTCACAAAGGAATTGGCGGAAAGTATTCAGGACAAACTGCAAAATATGATGAATATTGTGATTAATAATGAAGGGCTAAACGCAATAAAGAATAACGACGATTTGGAAGATAATAATAAAAAGATGATGGAAGACATTATGAAAGCAGAATCCATATCAATGACATCTATGCAAATGGTCGCGATTACAGGATATTCATCGTGTGTATACATATTATATGGATTACTGAAACAAGGACAACTGAGTGTATCTAATATGATTGCGTATTTATTGACACTTGGAAAGTATTTATCGTATATGCAAAATATAAATTGGGGTATTGTGTTTTCATTAAGTTACAAAATCGGTATTATCAATTCTCATTATGATTTTTTGATGGATATTTTCAAATATACAAATAATGATAATAAGAGAACCGAGTTTGAAGATGGATCTATAGAATTTGACAATATGAAGTTTAAATATGGTGACGAAGGAGAATATATATTTGATGGATTGAACTTGAAAATAAAGGACAATGAGAAAGTTGGATTAGTAGGTCGCTCAGGTTCTGGAAAAACATCATTAACAAAATTAATGGTAGGATTACATAAATACGAGGGTTCAATCAAAGTCGGTTCTCAAGAAGTCAAAACATCCAATAAAGAGGATTTAAGATCATATATCAATTATGTAAATCAACGAACACAAATGTTTAATGGAAATGTAATGGATAATATGGTATATGGAAATGAAGCCACAGAAGACCAAGTGAAAACAGTATTGGAAAAATATAATCTAAATAGTGTATTTGCGAACCTAGATGATGGATTAAATAGTGACGTTGGTGTAAATGGCGGTCAATTATCGTTGGGTATGCAAAAGGTGGTGATGATAGTGCGTGGTATATTACGCAAGTCAAAAATCATTATATTCGATGAACCTTTGGCTGGATTGGACCAGGATACCCGTCAAAAAGTGATAAATCTAATATTGGAAGAAAATAAGAATAAGACGGTTATTGTAATCACACATGACAAAGAGATTCTTCCATATATGGAACGTGTAATAAATGTGAACGATTATCAATAAATACAAATACAAGGATATAAATATTTCATACTAACATAGTATATTAATATGGAATTTCTACAAAACTGCTTATTTATTAATTTGGATCATCGTACAGACCGATTGATGAACGTCCATACGCAAATGGAGAAAATGGGTATAAATGCGGAACGATTCAACGCAATCAAGACAAAATATGGTGCGGTAGGTTGTTCGATGAGTCATATTAAATGTCTCGAAATCGCGAAAGAGCGAAATTGGGAACACGTCTTTATTTGTGAAGACGACATTCTTTTTACAAATAAAGAGCTATTTATAGATAGCATTACCAAATTCAATGACAATATCAAGGATTGGGATGTATTGCTCGTATCTGGAAATAATGCACCGCCATACCAAGAAGTAAGTGAATATTGTATTAAAATTCAAAACTGTCGCACAACAACTGGATATGTGGTGAAGAAACATTATTATGATAAATTATTGGCAAATTTTAGAGAAGGTTTACACGGGTTGATAAAAGAACCGGAAAACAAACGACAATATGCAATTGATATGTATTGGAATAGAATACAACGATTTGATAAATGGTTTCTAATCATACCTCTAAGTGTAGTTCAATTAGAAGGATATAGCGATGTTGAAAATCGTAATGTGGATTATAAACACTTGATGATGGATTTGGAGAAGAAATGGTTAATAGAGCAATATTATAAAAAATTAATTCGTGATTCGCATAAATAGAGAACCCATAACGTGTTTGTTTTTCTGCGAATATTCCATTGATTTCAAATTAGATTGATGTTGTTTTTGTATCATTTTTTCGTTGTGTTGTGAGTTACGCTGATCCAGTATTCTCTGTGCTTCTGCTTTATCCAAAGGTCCAACATTTTGTCTACTTCTGTCTGATCGCATATGTTCTACCGACGAATATGTTTTCACTTTACTATAATCGCTTTCACATACATCAAATATTGTTTGATCTTTATGAACTTTTCGTAAATCATCAAATTTCAGTTTTCCAAAAATATCGCTACCGCAATACTGTGTATCATCGTCGTCATCATATAACGAGTTTCCCAAACTATGATGTAATTCTTGGACGCCTTTATGGACGACCATTTCTTGGTTGTTTTTTTTGAATGTACGAAACATTTGGCCCATATTGTTTGCATTAACGTGTTGATTTGTTTCATACTTTTCATCTTTATCCTCATTTTTAAACCAATCGTTTTTGGTTGTGTCAACTTTTGATATCATATTTTCTTCAAATAGGGTGTTGAATTCTTTTTGAAATTTCTTTTGGTTTGCTTGTTTGACTTTATTTTTGATTTGTGTTGTATGAGCGTCGTCATCATTAGAAAGGGGCTGATAGACGGATGATCTTACTTCTTGTGTTTGCTTGTTATGCTCGTTGTAATAATTGTTTAAAATATCAAATGCCTTTTTATAAAATAGAAAGTATTCACTTGGTAACTTGGATTTATCAGGATGAGTCATTAACACGATTTTTTTAGCTTTTTTAATTTGATTTTCACTAATAGTGTAGTCGTCAATATGAAAGAGTTCTAAAATATCTTTAAAACTATACATTTGAATATCTAAATTATGACTCATCGAGTATATGTATATACTATATTATTAATGTGAATAATATACATAAAAATAATATATATGTTTATGTATAATGAATAGCCCTCCACAAACAACGATTGATAAACTTCCATCGAAAGATGAATTCTTACATAAGTTAAAGGAAAATACTGGTATTATTGTATTGAAGTTCGGTGCATCGTGGTGTAAACCGTGTAAACAAATTGAAGAATTTATAAACCATCGGTTTGATGAAACAGGAGAACACGTATTATGTGGTAAAATTGATATAGATAATGACGAAAATTTTGAGGTATATGCTTTCCTAAAAAAGAAGAAAATCGTTCAGAGTATTCCCACTTTACTTCGTTATGACTGTGGTAATGTTACATATATCCCTGATGATATTGTTACAGGAACGGATATTCCAACATTAGAAGCATTTTTTGAAAGCTTAAATGACTAAATTATTTTTTAGTGTTTTGTTTTGAATATTTAGTTTTATTCTTATTGCGTTTATTTGTATGTATTTTCTTTTTTGTTTTTTTATTTTTAGTTTTGCGTTTATGTTTATTCCCACCCATATAACGTTCATCATCTTCTTCGCCGGATGGTTCTTGGACTTCTTCTTCACTGGATGGTTCTTGGACTTCTTCTTCACTGGATGGTTCCTGGACTTCTTCTTCACTGGATGGTTCCTGGACTTCTTCTTCACTGGATGGTTCCTGGACTTCTTCTTGTATAGGTTCAGATTCACTATCATTTGTTGATATACCTTTTACCGAAGAATCCAATAATGTAACATATGCTAATACAAGGCTACTAACACCTATCATACCATAAGCAATGATAGGAATTTTAGGTTTATTAAAATCCATTATAATAAAGTATTAATGATATATTTTATTATAAGATAATAAGTTGGTATCAAAATACAAAATTCCAGTCATTATCTAAGCAAGCATTATACAACGGCGGAATGGGTGTAAATAATACAGCTTTATTTTCATTATAGATATATAATTTCGTATGTATGGAAATATCTTCACGGGTCAATATATCTAAAATACTTTTTTTATGCATATATGATTGTATATTTAATAGTGTGTAATTATCTTCTTCTACATCTGTATTAGGTTTAACACGCTCATCTATACCTGTATTATATATATCATCAATGGAACCAAATTGTATAGGTAATATACGTTGTGTAAATATAATAATAAATAAAAGATACAATAAAGAATACATCACGGGCGTATATTACCATATAAATATATCTTTCTATATAATATAATGTTAGCAAGTTTGAATAATGAAAAATTAAAACAGACGTTTATAGAGAATATGTTGAATAAAGACTTTGTCATCGATGAAGCAAAATGGACATCAACGTCTGTTAAAGAAGACGAAAAAAGTGTAATAGAAGAAGACGATGAAACACGTGGAAAATATAGTGCAAATGAAAATGAATATATCCATATATTTGAAAATGAATTAAATTATGATTTATCAACGTTAATAGAAAGTAACAGTTCTGATGAATATAATATTGAATTTATATTAATGTATATGAATGACGATTTAAAAATTCCGTTTTTCCAGTATTTTTTCGAGAAAGTTGGAAGTGAAATGGTGTTACCCAAAGTAATAATAAATAAGTCAAAAATAATGAAAACATCGAAAAAATATAACGATGATTCAGAATACGATTCCAAACATTATTTGTTTATAGATCATTTATTCAAAATATTAAAGACAAATTATAATATTGAGAATAAGAATGTGAACTACAAAGGATATATGGTATATAAAACACACATATATGTTGTATGTCATATTACACATACGTTATTTGATTATGGATATATGGCAATATATGACGAACTGGTAGGCGGAAAAGAAATACAACAAACACCTGTGAATGAAGATAATATGTCGTTTTTCAAAGAACATATAAACATCCAACAATTAACCGATAAAAGTGGAAATATGATTGATGTACCGATTCATGGATATTTATGCAATTACGAAAATGATGCTTTGAAGAATGTGGAAGTAAATGATATGTTTGAAGATATGATTAACCATAATATATTTGGAATGAATTACATATTCAGTGAATTCTTATTGGATGAAGATAATGACAGTGAAAAAGTATACAAGAAATATGCGATTTTTATAAATGATGTGTTATTTAAATCCGAAGACTTAACGAAATTACAAATGAACGGTGGTGGTGTGAGAAATGACGATTCAAATGAATACGACGAATATAGTTCAATATATTATCATGATGGAATATCCCGCACATTTATTATGGTAAAAAATTTCGAACAATTTTGTATCATAGAATAAAGGTATTATGCTTCTGGTGAGGAGGAATTGTATTCACGTAAGTAATTTTCAAGATTGTCTGTTGAAACAAGCTCATTCATATATGTTTTGAAATATGTACGAATTTCATCGGTAATTGGATGACGTCCATACAATTTGATAAATGATTTAACATATTCGTCTATGGTTTGTTTACATTGTTTGTATTTATTTGCGGCTTCAGATACAGATTGTCTGAAATTTTTGCGCGCGTGTTCTTTTTTCATACCCGCTTCAAGAAGTTCATGTTCTTTATCTCGTAGTGTGTATTCTAATTCTTTTAATTGCTCTTGTTTATCCATTATTGATAATTCTGGATTTTCGTCAACACTCACTAAGCTAATATACCAAGGATGGCGTGATTTATCTGCTGTCACGATAATATTACAAATATCGGGCTTCTTCAAAGCGTCATATCTATCACGTTGTTCGGTGTTTTCTTTGCCTTTGAATGTAGAAATAAAACGATCGATTATTTTTTGATCGATAGATGGACTAGTTTCCATTAATCTATCAAATTCTTGGCGATTATATTTCAAAAAACTACCTGCGTCACTTCGTTCATCGGGAGACTTTGATAGTTCAATACGGATATTGCGTGCGTATTTGTCCCATGCAATATACATCACACGGTGAGATTCATTCAATTCGGAAATTTTCAAATATTGTTGGATAGTGGTTAGAATACCAATAAATATATTTAAAGAACCAATTACCAATGGTGCTGCTGGTTGATAACGAACGGGTAAGTTTTTCTGAGCGAATGAAGCGGTACCACTAATTGTAGATAATACAATAGCAGGGATAGTAAACCAAGCGTGCATTTTTGAATATAAAATATGCGATTCACGATGCAGCCATTTATAGCATTGTGCGGCATCACACCACTGAACGAGTATTTCTTCATTCTCTGGGGACCATTCAATCTTTTTCTTCGCTTCTTGAGGTGTGCTAGATTCCGCCGCGGTACTAGATACCTCTTCATTATTATTCTTGTCTTCACAACTCATTATTATACTATATTACAATAAAATATAATAGTGTTTATCTTTATTATTTTTAACCTGTCATAAACATTTTATTCGGTCTTTTTACTACGTTTGGAGTTTCGGATGATGAAGAACCAGAACCTTTACTTGCAATAGACGAAGAAGTGGATTCACTTGATGTAGAGCGTGGAGTGCTAGGAACATCTGTTTGTAGGGCACTTTCACTAGAAATCTCATTTTTCAATGTATTTTCTAAATCATTTATGGTTTCTTCAGAAGATTTGGGGTCTTCTAGTTGAGAACCTTTATTCATTTCTTCCAATCCTTCTGTCATGCTTTCGATGCTTTCGTGTGTTGTTAACAATTTAGAATCGTTGTCTGAGTTCAATATTGGACTTTCATTAATATCATTTATAGAAAAATTAACATTTGATTTGATATTGCTTTCCACTTCGGTATAAAAGTTCTCAATCTTAGCATACATACGCTTCAAATATTTTCCTTGGGAAATATGGAAAAATGCCATATAATTCGTATATAAGACAACTTGTTCTTTCAAAATACTATTTTCATATTGAAGTGTATTAATAAAGTTAGAAATAGAGAACCCTATTTTATGGGTATCATTATAATGTGTGATAGAGTTATGACGTGTCGAATATTGTTCGTATAAGATTGTAATAATATGAAGAATATTGTTATGTATGTCTTTGATATCTTCAATACGGTATTCGAGAAAAGGTTCTAAATCCTTATATTGAATATATTGTCGTAATTCATAATTATCATTTTCGTCGAAGTTGTGTTTTTTGCAGCTCTCAATCATCATGTTATACAATTTGTAATAGTCACAATACATACGATTATTGATGAATGATAACGTTTTTTCTAAATTATCATATTCAAGTTGGAATGACTTGTATTGAAAATAGAAAGAATCTAAACAGAATAAGAAAACCTTTTTGCTGTTATTTTCGATGAGTTTAAAGTAAGCATCGCGAAGACGATTGAGTTTTTGATGTGCGTGTAATTTTATCTTGTTAATTTCATCTACGGTATGCATTATGTTTTGAAAACTCGTTTTTAATTTATTTATTTCAAAAGCATGGGTTGATTTGATAGATGGTTCCATTATATTATATATGTATGTTATAATTTATTTTAATAGTTTAACAATATGAAAAAATAATATATATATGTTAATATACAATCATGGCAACAAATGATAACAAAGACACAACAAAGTCGTTAATACGTATTTCAAATGATTTGATTGGTGATTTATTAACAAGTTTTCCTGAGTGCTCTAATGAATTGACAAATATGAAAACACAGTTAGAAGAACCATTATATGTAGATCACTGTAAGAAAATTTATCCCCAACGTTTTTTTGACATTCTCTATCATAACGATGACATTTTTGACGATGATGAGATTGACACGTGTTTTATGCCAAATATTGATTTTAAAATGTTTTTCAAAGCTGATGGTGTGAGTGAAAAAACTCGCGATGTATTGTGGCAATATTTACAACTCATATTGTTTACAATCATCGGGGACGTCAAAAATGCGAAAGATTTTGGGGATACTGCGAATCTATTCAGTGGCATAGACGAAGGTGAATTACAAGATAAAATGAAAGAAGCATTTGAAAATATGGGAAGTGTTCTTGATAATATGACAAATAAGAGTGATGATGAAAAAACAGATGAACCAGTCGAAGGCGAAGAAACGTCCCAAGAAGGACAGCAACAAGGTGGTATTCCCAAATTTGAAAACATAAAAGAACATCTACAATCGTTATTTGAAGGAAAGATTGGTTCTCTAGCCAAAGAATTAGCCGAAGAAGTAGGGGATGACTTCAAGGATTTATTAGGTGATGAAAAGGCACAATCGAATCCCAAGGATATTTTTAAAAAGCTTATTCGTAATCCCAAGAAGATTACCGATTTAATGAAAAAAGTAAGCACAAAGTTAGAAGATAAGATGAAATCAGGGAATATTTCAAAGGAAGAACTGATGAAGGAAGCAGGTGATATTATGAAAAAAATGAAAGATATGGGAGGTGGAAAGGAATTTGGAGATATGATGAAAAATATGGCAAAGACGATGGGTGGCAAGAATGCACGTGTGAATATGGGTTTGTTTAACCAAATGGCAAAAGAAAACGATAATCGTGAACGATTACTACGAAAATTGGAAGAGAGACGTCAAGCGAAAATCGTAGAAGAAAATAATAAAAAGAAGTTTGTTATTGAAGGGGATGAAGTGCAGCAAAAAACAGCGATTGACCCAAAATTAATGGAAGAAATTGAGAATATGACTTTGGATAATGAAAAACAGAGCAAACCTAAGAGTTCTTCAAAGAAGAAGAAAAATAAGAAGAAGGGTAAAAAGTAAAATGTAGAGTAAATATATATGAATCCATTTAGATTTATCAAACTTCACATCTTTTTGTTAGCATTTGTATTCGGCTTATTTGCTGTATATGTAATAATGCCTGAAGAAAAGAAGATATATGTATATCCTACCCCAGAAAACGTAAATGATATTCAATATAAGGACAATGCGGATAACTGTTTTGATATTACACAAGAAGAAGTAAATTGTAGAGATTATGACAGTGTTGAAAAAATACCCATGCAATAAGTTATAATTTATATCTATTAATATATATTATGAATGCAATGGATAGATTTACAAAAACAGAACCAGGGAAGATAATGTTATCTGTTATACTTGGTTTAGGATTAGCTACTTTGTTTAGAAAGGTATGTAACGATAAAAAATGTATTATATTCAAAGGTCCTGTATTATCTGATTTTGAAGATAAAGTATATCAACACGGAGATAAATGTTATAAATACGGAATAATTCCAAACAAATGTAATAGTAACAAAAAGGAAATTATGTTAGAATAAATGCGTTTTAGAATAAACATTATATTTATATTCATACATATATAATGAATAATACAACAAATATTTCTGATTTACCGATTGGAAATGGGGAACCGAACATACAAAATACATTAACCCAAAAACAAATGAATAGCGAAAATTATAAACCGATCAATATTCATCCTAATCCATATGGTATTTCCGAGCAAAATCCTATTATCCAAAATCCCCAACAGTCTTATCAACACGAAGAACCAAAGGAACTACAACTTCCCGAAAATTATCGCGATATGGTAATGCAGCAAAGTATGGGGAATGATTTACCTTCACGAGATATTCCAATAGATAACAGTCAATATATGAATGATGAAGAAATACAGCAAAATTTTGTTCCGAAAAAAGAAAAACACGTTGATTTTCTATTAGATTACGAGCACGAGCTGGAAAAGCAAACAAAGAAGGACCAAGAACATCATAGAAAAAAAATGTTAGAAACCATTTATGATGAAATTCAACTTGCTTTATTTGTATCATTACTATTTTTCATATTTCAGACATCGCTGTTTCGTAAACTCCTATGGAACAAATTTATGTTTTTACCTATTATTAATAACGAAGGGAATTTGAACTTATATGGAATTATGTTTAAAAGCTTCTTGTTTGGTTCGTTCTTTTATGTTAGTCAAAAATTTGCCACATTCCTTACTGAACTATAAAATATAAACGAGTTAGATTGTTATGTATACAATACATAATTTAGTTATATATTGTAAGTTTAATCTAATATAGATACACATCATCTTTTTTGTTGAAAGCAACCTTTCTTGTTTTGGATTGCGATTTGCTCTTATTCTTTATTGTTTTGGGTGGTTTCACTAATATATCGGATGGATTATATTTCAAGAACCATTCTTTGTATTCAGTTGTATTTTTACTATTTTTTAGTTTTTTATATTGATCGGCCTTTTCTTGACGAATTTCTTCAATCGTTTTTTGTTTTCCAAAGCATGATATGGAAAACCGTTTCAATAACCCTTTATTAGATAGTCGATTATGCGCTTCCACATCAAATAGATATTTCGCCATACACAATAAACGCTCTTTTGTATAGTGATGTGATTTTACATACAAGAAAGCAAGATAGAATGTCAATATAGTATCGATTGTGGCTATGTAAACTTTTTTACCGTGGACGTTAATTTTATTGTAGCTATGGCACGCAATAGGTTTATAAATATATAAAATAGATGTGCCGTGAACCTTGAACTCAATATATTCCGGAATGATCTCGTCAATACCTTTATGAGAGATCAACTCTACATCAGTGATGTTATGCTTCTTTAACGTTTCTTTAACTATATTTGCTGTAATTTCAGGATCTTCGGATAATATATCAAAATCGGGGACTTTCTTTGTGATACTTAAATCACCAATCATATATTTTGAGAATAAAGACGCAGCATAACCACCAAAGAAAACAACATTCTGTTTTACTAATGTTTCCCATAGTATATCAAAAACACTTTCGTTGGAATTTGTATTCTCTCGTAAAGAAGGCATCTTACGTTGAAACTCAATCGTCTTGCAAGATACACCAGGTTTCATCGGATAATATTTATTTAATAATACTAATCGTTTCAAAACCTTTTCCCATCGCGATACATCGCCGCGGGGACGCGATAATTCTAAATACATATTCATTCTCAAAAAATCGGGCGGACTATATTTAATACCTTGGATAGTAATAGCATCTTTTGATATCGTCTCAAAAATGTTTTTATGTAACTGTGTAATATCCGCAATGGGAATGAAATTCACAAATACTTTGAATGTACCTTTATGGACCCCAGCCTTTGCTTCAACATCAGTATATCCTGCTTTATAATATATGTTAGATAATTCAATAGCATGCTTCAAAGCATTTGGACTATAGAAATCATAATCTGGGATTTCAAGTTCTCTATCATAGAACTGTGCTTCTTTTGGTAAAATATTATTAATAGCAGTTCCACCATAACAAATGAGTTTTTTCTTCTTCAAAAAACTCTCCAATACTTTGAGAATGTTAGTAATATCCTCGTTGTTTGCTAATTTCCGTTTAGACACCTTTTCTGTAATATCTACTGCTTGACGCAATATTGTAAGTTCACATTCCTCAAAAGTCATATCATTAGTACATAATTCATTATTGTATTTGTTTTGAACTTTGGTAAGGTCTTTTTTATTGGAAATATTATATGTATATGTTTTGGTAGGTTCATCATTAGCAGAATCCATTATAAATATATATATTACTACTTATATATTTATTCTTGAAGGCGTTTGATAAACGGTATTGCTATATTGAATGGAATTATTGCGGATTTAAATTCCTTGAAGAATTTCTCACATTCGTTGAGATGATAATCGCGGTTATAATAACGATAAAATAACATTTGGATGCCGTGGTCTTGAATAGATTTAATTAATGAAATATGATTCACAAAATCGTTTGTAAATAAACCACCAACCTTACCGTTATTATTATAATATTCGGGAACTGCTAATGATATTTTACGAAGAGAAACATAGTCGTTTGAATCAATCTGAACGTCTTTTTCTTCTAAATCCATAATACTATACTTGGATAATAACGAACCTGCTTCTAGATTCACTTGTTTTGATAAATCATAACATATTTCCATTGGATCACATTGTATTTTGCTTTGATAATTATGATGAATTGAATTGTCGAAAATCAATACAATTTTATCCATTATATCTTTGAGAGTGGTTTTGTCTGTTATTTTCTCGTCATATAATTTTGAACTCAACGCATAATCTACTGATTTTGAAACAGCTGTTAATGCTTCTGGTAATTCTTCGTCATTACATTTTAAACGAATATGGATAAATAGTGGGTCTTTTGAATTTGGTGATGGATGTGTGAATCCGAATGTAGAAGCGGTCATCAAGATGTCATCCAATAACACTTTATTCTCGGTGTCGTAGGTTTTATATGTATTATCTGTGGTATATGTCACATATGGAAGACCATTTATCATTAATACTTCGAAATCTAGACCACGGCATCCGCGACTCAATACATATTTAACCATATCTTTACTGACATATTTACCACTAATTGCGCTATTATAACTGGACTTTACAATATATTCTTTCAAAGGTAAAAACGTTTCTCCGTTATAATGTGTAATCCCTGAACTTTCGGAAGAATATGAGACGGAACGGACTTCGCTATTTTTTGTATCAAATAACCCTTCCTTTACAGAAATATAATTACAATATAAGCTTGATAATGATAAATATAATATGAATACTATAATCAATAATAACAACACATTAATAAAAGGCATAGTCTATATTTATTATATAAAGATATAATATATTTTCTATATAATAAAATGGCAGGTGGATTACTAAATTTAAAATCGCAAGGACAAGATAATGTGATACTAAACGGGAATCCAAGTAAAACATTCTTTAAAGTTGCTTACAGTAAATATACGAATTTTGGTATGCAAAAATTTCGCATTGATTACGATGGATTACGAGAACTTCGTCCAAGCGAGGAATCTAAATTCACATTCAAGTTTCCCAGATATGCGGAATTATTGATGGATACATATTTGGTAGTGACATTGCCTAATATATGGAGTCCCATACATCATCCAATTCCAAAAACATCACAAACAGAAGGTACAGCTAAACATACAAATGGACGTTGGGCGCCGTATGATTTCAGATGGATTGAAAATATCGGTACACATATGATTAAAGAAGTTGTGTTAACATCTGGCTCAACCACAATACAGCGATATACAGGTGAATATTTAGCTGCCATGGTAGAAAGGGATTTCACAAGCGAAAAGAAGAATTTATTCCATCGAATGACTGGCAATATACCAGAAATCAACGATCCAGCAAATGTGAATGGACGACATAATACTTACCCGTCTGCGTTTTATACACCATCGGCAACAGGTTCTGAACCCAGTATACGAGGAAGGAATTTATATATTCCGATTAATACGTGGTTCACAATGGATAATCGCACACCATTTCCATTGATATCATTACAATATAATCAATTAGAAATTACGGTGACCTTACGTCCGATCCAAGATTTATTCCAAGTTCGTGATGTATATGATAATGTATATAACCGTCCATATGTTAGACCTGATTTCAATGAAGATCGATTTCATATGTATCGGTTTCTACAAACCCCACCTAACATATTTTTAGATTCTCAATATTATGGAAATCAAGTAAATACGTGGAATGCAGACGTCCATTTAATATCAACCTATTGTTTTCTTTCTACTGATGAGGCACGTAAATTTGCGATGGAAGACCAAATATATTTATTTAAAAGTGTTTACGAACATAGATTTGAAAATGTAACTGGATCTAAAAAGATTAAGTTGATGAGTAATGGAATGGTATCATCGTGGATGTGGTATTTACAACGAAATGATGTAAATTTGCGTAATGAATGGTCGAATTATACTAACTGGCCGTATAGAACACAACCAGAAGATATAGAATTATCACCTCGGAATGTAAGCACATATCTATCGGGTCTAGGATTTTCTCAAGACACTATACCCAATAATTACGGACCGTTTATTGACCCTCACGATGGACGAAACACAGGTATCTATATCACAGGTGATTTCAAACCTATTAATCGCAAGGAAATTCTGGAAACGATGGGTATTGTATTAGACGGGGATTATCGCGAAAATATTCTTACACGAGGCGTTTTTGATTATATTGAAAAGTATACGCGCACAAATGGTTCAGCAAACAACGGTATATATTGTTATAATTTCTGTTTGAAAACGGATCCAAAGGATTACCAGCCATCGGGAGCAATGAATATGAGTAATTTTAAAAATATTGAATTAGAATTAACTACACACGTTCCAGAAGTTGATTTAGTCAATTCACGTTTTGATGTAATTTGTAATGAAGACGGTGAACCTATTGGTGTAAGACAAGGTTCATATCAGTTATATGATTATAATTATAATTTAGTGTTGTTTGAAGAACGCTATAATATACTTTCGTTTATTGGCGGAAATTGCGGCTTAATGTATGCTCGTTAAAATAATGATTTTTAATCTATTATTATATCATAATATAGTAATATATACCTATGGAAAATAATACAAAATGGAAACACCCACCTATGAAAGAAGGGTTGAAAATGGATAATAGCAAATATAAACTGAAAAAAATAAAAATGAAGAAGGATATGAATTTTTCAAATATAGAAACATTTATTGATATATTAGATGATAATGAGCCTATTGAAAAGATAGAAACAAAAGAAGGTTTTGTACCCACACCTATTATTCCTGGCGTAGGTCTCGATGAAAAAGAAGATTATGACGGCAATGATGATATTGATAAAAAAAAGAAAAAAAGGAAAGGCGGGACAATGTTTGATTACTTGCGATATATTTCCTATATATTTACATACCTTTACATATTATTACGATTTGCAATATACAGTATATCTGAGTTCATTTATGATATATTTTCAAATGATATTAGTGAAGACAAAAAAACACATTCCGAGAGGTATTATAATAAAGCATTTGATATATTAGAAAAGGAGTTCAATAACAAAACGAAAAAACGTGCTGTTGATACTGAATTAGATGACACAGACAAAGGGAACGATATTAAAGTTATATCTAATAATTTAATGTGGATATTATCAATTGCACTAGGTAGTTCAATGTCATATACATTTTATTATTATATGTTTTATAATGAAAGAATAGATAATACAGAAACCATAATATTAGATGGAGGTGTCAATACTCAATATAATCAATCCGAATATCATGGTAATAGGGTAAACTTCTTACCCAAGGGTGCTTCTGTCAATAAATTAGCAAAGGATTTACTATGCGAATACACATTTCCGGAAGATAGTGAATCTCAATTTAGTAACTTATGGGATCTAATACCAAGTTTTTTCTATAAGGTTCTGAAACCGATTGTTGGAATAGTAGAATTATTTCACAATTTATTGTTTGTATATATACCTAATGTGGTGAATGGGGAACACGGATTCTTGGGAAAAGATGTTATTCCGTTTATTCCAAATATTGGTAATTTATTGAAAAATATGGGATTATCGACGAATGGAACGAAATTTATGTTAATTACAGTAATGTTGACAACGTTTATATATTACAGCGGTAGTGATTTTTTCAAATATATTGTTGGAACTCTTTCAGGAAAACCCGAGGCCAACTTTTTTACCCTTTTCATATATTTATTAATCTTCATAGTATCCTTTGGATTGATTTATGATAGTTTCAAAGATTTATCAAAAACAACAGGACTAACCGATTTGAAAGAAGGCCTTGTAGGAAAAAATGTTATGGGTTCAGTTAGTGAAAAGGTTTCTAATATTGCTAGTTCAGCCAAGGACAAAACTACAAAAGTTATTGAATCATTGAAAACTAAAAAAATGACGGGTGGTTCTAACGAAGATACGAATGAAGGTGGATTGATAGAAAAATGTCAAGACTTTGATGATAATCAGAGTGTTTTCATAAAATCATTATTTGGTCTAGAAAATATACCATATGTTGGACCTTTTGCATATCCGGTGATGCTTATACTCAATATATTAATATTCTTTACTATTTTGTTTACATTATTTGGTTTTGGACCAGTTGCAATATTTTTGTATATTATTGGTATATTCGGTTATTCCCTTATAAATAGTGATTCGGCGATGAAAGACAATATTAATATTATGACGCAACTTACACCAGATGATGAAATTAATCCTGACATACGAATTGATCCAGCGTGGTTTAATAAACAACAATCAACACTTGACGATATGAGTGATGTGAATAACTACTTGAATAAAATTAATAGTTTTCAATATAAACTGTTTAATAGTATTATTACGCAAAATAGTATTGTTATTTTCATTGTCATATCCTTGTTTTATTCAATACAAGACATATATAAAAATACCAAAAATACGAATGTGAGAACAATATTGACAATATTAACGGGTTCAATAGCAGCATTGACAAGTATGTATGCATATATTATGTCAGATAGTAAAATTATGGTCGATACGGGTGATGTATTGAAAATGTTGGATATATCTGAGAATGATAAACGTTTTCAAAGCTTGACCGAAATATTATTGAAGACCACATCTTATACATCAGATGACATCGAAAATTTATATAAAGACTTTGAAAAAATATACAATAACAAAAATGAGAATAATCAAACAATGCAAGGTGGAAATATTCTTGATAATCCATTAATAAAAAATATTACATCAGCAACAAAAATGGGATTAGAAAAAATATCTAGCACATTAATGGGAAATAATATTACACAAGATAAATTTAAACTCGCAATTTATTACAGTATTATTAATAATAAGTTTGGTAAATATAAACCATTATCTAAATTGGGGAATGAATTTTATGACTTTGGGAAAAACGTTCACGCTAAACAAACAAAATACAATATATAATAAATAATAATAGTTATAATGTATTTAAAAACTATGAGATAATATGTTTATATGAAGAAAAAATATTATCCTTTTGTCAGTGTATGTACACCAACATTTAACCGACGTCCATTCATTGAAAATATCATTCAGTGTTACAAAAATCAGACGTATCCCAAAAGTAGAATGGAATGGATTGTTGTAGATGATGGAACGGATAAGGTTCAAGATGCATTTATGAAACACAAGATTCCTAATTTTAAATATTTCGCAGTCGAGAAAATGAATTTGGGAGGGAAACGCAACTTTATGCATACAAAAACAAAAGGTTCTATTATTGTCTATATGGATGATGATGACTATTATCCTCCTGATCGCGTAGAACACGCAGTAGAACGATTACAAGAAAATCCAAATGCGTTATGTGCTGGTTCTAGTGAATTGTATGTATACTTTAAGACGCTGAAAAAAATGGTCCAATTTGGACCATATGGGCCGAACCATTCTACCGCAGGCACATTCGCTTTTCGTAAAACATTATTAGACAAGACGCAGTATGATGATCACGCTGCTCTTGCCGAAGAACGAGCATTTTTACAAGATTATACAATTCCTTTCGTTCAATTAGATCCGTTGAAGACGATTTTGGTTTTTTCACACGAACACAATACATTTGATAAACGCGAGTTACTGAAACAACCCGAATCGCACGTAATGAAAACAAGTAATAAAACTGTGGATATGTTTATCAAGAACGATAATGAAGCATCAATCAAAAAATTCTTTATGGAAGACATAGATGGATTATTGGATAAATATGAATATGGACTTCCAAAGAACAAACCCGAGGTTATCAAACAAACACAAGAAATTAAAGAAAAACGACAGAAAATGCAAGAAGAACTTACACAAAAGGAATTAAACGCACCTACCGGTATTATTGTTGATGGGGAAAATGGAGAAAAGAAAAACCTTACAAAACAAGAAGTTGTTAATCTATTGACGAATTTACAAAAGAATGTTAACGAGTTAACACAAAGGCTGAAAGAACATACACCCATCAATACTACAAATAGTGAAGGTAAACAAGTACCATTAACATCTTCTCAGATTGTAAATCTAATTACATCATTGCAAACACAAGTATCCACATTAACAAAAGAAAAGGATGAATTACAGAAAGCAAATAACGAAGTTTCAACTACCACAAACAACGCAAATGAGAAACAAATATCCGAACTTAAACAACAACTCCAAGATAAGGAATCGCAGAATAATCAACTATTACAAGATATTGAGGTATTGAAAGATACAAGCCATTACGACAACCAAATATCCGAACTTACCCAACAACTCCAAGATAAGGAATCGCAGAATAATCAACTCTTACAAGATATTGAAGTATTGAAAGATACAAGCCATTACGACGATCAAATATCCGAACTTACCCAACAACTCCAAGATAAGGAACAGCTTGTTAGTGAATATAAAAATAAGCTCGAAAAAGTATCATCGACATTTATGAATGAAAATCAGCATTTGAAACAAACCATTTTTGATTTGAATGAAAATATAACAACAATGAAAGACCAAGACATATTACTTTCACCCGAAGTAAACGTTCGTGTAAATAGCGAACATTAAAATAAGTAAATATATATTTTATTCAGTATATATTTATTCCAATTCTTGTTTGGCATTTTTATCCAAATACCGATAAATACGACGGATATCCAGTTTGTTAATGTCATTTTCGTTAAGTTTTGTCTCTATTTCCGCATACACATTCGGATTTGTTTTTTGAAGTTGTCTTATTTCTTCGAAAAAACATAATACATCACTTCTTTCCATGTTAAGTGATTGACATAACCCACTAATAAACATATTATTATTATATTCCGTAGAATATTTTGTTAACACCTTAGTGAAACGAATATCGTCATAGTTTTTATATTTCGGTTTGAATGTATCGTGATATATTTTGTTATTATAAAACGTCTTTAATAATGAGGTCATTTCATTTAATTGCCATATTTGATTTTGAAATGTGATTCGGTCTATGTAATCTGCATAACATATATTATCTAGAACTTTACAATAAAATTGTAGAGATTTATTTAAATTCACATTCTTCAATTTATCCACTATATTTTCGTGCCAAAGAAGCGCTACGATGGTGCGTTCGGTGTCATTCATATATTTATTATGCTCTTCAATATATACGCGTTTATTGATTAATTCGTGGGTAATCCGTTTTGCATCATCATTATAGTGCTTCTTTTGGAATATCTTGAAAAAATACTTTTCATCGAGTAATTGTTTATTGTTTTCATATAATTCTTTGAACTTTTTCATTTTTCGCAAATCGCCTTGGATATAGTCTATCATACATTCTTCCATTTTGGGATTGAGGTTCTCATAGTTTTTCATTTCTTTCTTCAAGAAACTCTTGATTTGCTTATTGGATGGACTCTTTAATTCATATACATTACATACATTCATTAATTCTCGGATTTTTTTATCGTTGAATGTGTTACCTACACATATAATGGGAATATTCGTCTTATTTTCTAGTTTCTGCTTTTTCGTCTTCTTTTGTCTGATCAGTTTGATGAGCGATGATAGACCTCCTTTATCATTACTATTCATTCCGTCTATTTCATCCATTATAATTGCCAATTTGCTTTCCTTTTTTTTAAACATACTCATCACGTTTTTTGTGGATATATTATCACTATTTAATGATTCGATTAAGTGTTTGTTTCGCGAATCACCAGCATCATATTTTATAATATCATAATCTATTTCAGTTAGGAGTTTTTCAACAAAATGCGTCTTTCCACAGCCGTGAGGCCCATAAATATATAAACCTCGTTTTTGTGTATTTGTTTCGCATATTTCGTCAAAATTCAAGATAAACTCTTGAATCTCTTTTTTTATTCTATTACGTTCCCGAGATGACATTATTATATCTTTGTTTATCTTATTATATATATTTTCACGTTATATATAATATGTTATTTACTTTGAAAATGAGCTGAAATCTGCTGTTCGTGCTACATAGTTGCTTGATTTACTAGGCAATGCACCGTAGTAATCATAATTCGTTACACTGTTTTGGTAGCTTGGCATTTGAGATGTGCCAGTCATATTCATTTGGGGTTGTCCCTGAACCGGTACTGAGTATGTATTACCGACTTGTTGTCTCGCAGGAAGTTGTGTCGCACCACTCAAATTTGTGACTCCTGAATATAAGTCTCCTATTACGCCAGTAGCAGCACCATAAATATCACCGGCTACACCAGTGGTCGCACCATAAATATCACCGGCTACACCAGTGGTCGCACCATATATGTCTCCAGCGACTTGTTTCGCACCAGTCCCGGCTGTTCCAATAGCACCATATACATCCCCAGCGACTTGTTTCGCACCAGTCCCGGCTGTTCCAATAGCACCATATACATCCCCAGCAACTTGTTTTGTTCCAGCACCTACTTCACTTATAACATTACCAGCAGAATCTAATGTTTTTTCAATTACGTTTCCAGCACTATCCACTGTTTTTTCAATTACGTTTCCAGCACTATCCACTGTTTTTTCAATCGCGTTTCCAGCACTATCCACTGTTTTTTCAATCGCGTTTCCAGCACTATCCACTGTTTTTTCAATCCCGTTTTTATTGTTCCCAGTAATTGATTTACCATCAGATCCCTTTGTACCAGAACCTCCATTTCCACCACAATCATTACATACTCCGCCGCATCCATTCGCGCAACTGGGGCATGTGGGGCATACCGGAGGGACTACTTCTGTTTTCAGGAAATAGTCTTCTCCGTATTCACCACCACTTTTGGAATTCTTATCTAATCCAAATAAATGTCCGTATAACTCTTTTCCGCGTTCCATTACCTCAAATGCCTTTTCTAATTCGCTCAGACCTGTATTATCTGATATTTTTTCATCACTCACATCATCATCCAGATCAATCATTGGAGTTTCAGTGTATTCAATATATACTGATGTAGAAACCATTTTATAACTATCTGAACCAGATATTAATGTAAAAGCATCGGTGGGTTCATCCGCAGCCGCATCGGTGGGTTCATCCGCAGCCGCATCGGTGGGTTCATCCGCAGCCGCATCGGTGGGTTCATCCGCAGCCGCATCGGTGGGTTCATCCACAGTCGCTTGAGACACCGATTCTTTTTGTAGTTCTAGAACGCTTATATAAACGCCATTTTTACTTGGATAATGAATAATCGTGTTACCAATTGTAGTGTTAGCAACCCATTCAGTTATTTCACTATCAGTATTTTCAGATACATAATCGCTTGCTAATTTGTTTGAAATGTTTCCATCAGTTGAAATGATTGTTATATTCTTAGTGTTTTCTGTTACAATTACATTTCCGTTTGTTTTATCATATACGACGTTATTTGTAATTTTACTATAATTATCACCTGTCAAAATATTAGATGTCTTGGAACCAATGATTGCAACATTGAATTTATCATTGCTATACGTATATGATTTATTATCGGCATCTTTACTAAATAAATAACTATTTACAAAAATATGGGTTGAATTATCCATTATATGTATTAACGTTTCATCGTTATTCGCATGTACTATGACGCTATATTGAGGAACATTCATTGTTGTATCATAAATAAAACTGTTATTAACAACGGATTTGAAGAGATTGTTAGATTCGTTTATAGTGGCAGGTTGTTCATTTCTGTCAGTTACAACCATATTATTTTTGGCATCTGTATTAACCATATATTCACTAATGGTTCCAGATGAACGTTGGATAATATTAATACCTGTGATATCATCATTCGTTTCTTTATTTTCATATTTTTTAGAAATTATTTCAATAATATTACCATTTGATTCATCAAAATATAAACAATCATATAATTTTATTAATTCTTTTTCAGTACTATAAATTGCAATTTTTGTTTTTGTGTTATTTTTCGCAGTATAATTGTATGACCCAAAGCCTTCTTGTGAAACACTTGTCTTCATAAAATATGAAAGTGCTAAAACGACTACTATAATAAATAGCATCGCCCAAATTGTAAGTTTGAAT